TCCCCGTATCCCCCCAAGTATGGCAAGCGCGGCGGCGGGGCTACGGACACTGTTTGTCTCCCACACCACAAAATTCTTACAATTTTTAACAAAATTAGCCCACACCACAATTTTTTACAAAACCCCCACCCCCGTCCAAAACAAAACGCACCCCCTAAAAAATTATAAAAAATTATATCAATTAATGTCAAGTATTTGACACTACAGCTTATTCGCTGACGCTCATAAGAAAAAAATCCCGGCGCGATGCCGGGATAAATCGTCGGGGGGAAGTTCCCAACTCAAGGAGAGCAGCATGGACAAGATGCTACTCCCGCTAATATACATGACCGCTTGCAACGGCGTCAATAAAGATTTAATCTACGCCAAATTAACGAGGTGCCCCTTTCCCTCAATATGTTTGAACATCTTATATACGACGACCCCCCACGCTATACGCCTATTGAAAAAGCAACGGCGCAGGAAGTATTGGACGCGCAAGTAGCGACAGCAGACTTTTTAGAATCAATTGGCGCAGCTTCTGATGAAGAAGTTGAAAACAAAGCACAGCACAAAAATGCACAGCTTGCGTTTGCAGCTATGGCAGCGGGTGCCCCTACAGAGAAAGTTAAAGAAAAGTTGTTAGCCAATACAACGCCACAAGCTGTGCGACATCTTGTAGGGATGCTGACTGCTTACGATTGGGCGTTTGTTGAGCAGGCGCGGCAGATGCGTGGCTACGCTGTGGCTAAGATATTGGAAGATACGGAACACCCAGACCCACGATACAGGTTAAAGGCACTGGAAATGCTGGGTAAAGTGACTGAAGTGGCGCTGTTTACTGAGCGAACCGAAGTTAAGAAGGTTGAGATGTCTGACGAGGAGATTGAATCCAAGATCAAGGCAAAGCTTGGTAAATATATGGGCGCTATTGAGGTTGCTGCGACGGAGAAAGTCATTGAATCTGAGTGATTACGAGGCTGAAGCGTTACGGCAGATGCTGCCAAAGATACCGAAAGCAGAAAAACTGGAGGTGTTGACGCTTCTTGACGAGTACGACAGACGCAAATCGCTTAAAAATTCGCGTACATCACTGCTTGCCTTTGCACATCACACGTATCCGGGGTTTAAAGAAGGCGCACATCACAGAAAGTTGGCAAAAATCTTTGAAGATGTGGTAGCAGGGCATAAAAAACGGGTGATTATTAATATTGCACCCCGTATGGGTAAGTCAGAATTCAGTTCTTATATGTTTCCTGCTTGGTTTTTAGGCCAATTTCCCGATAAAAAGATTATTATGGGAACGCATACGGCGTCCCTGTCAGAAGATTTTGGACGCCGAGTTAAAAACTTGGTGGACTCTGATGAATATCAGGAAGTTTTTCCAAAAACGGTCCTCGCAGAAGACCAAAAAGCAGCCGGAAAATGGTCTACCGGAGCTGGAGGTCAATATTATGCTGTTGGCGTTGGCGGCGCTCTGGCTGGGCGTGGTGCTGATTTGTTTGTTATTGATGACCCTCATTCTGAGCAGGACATAAAGGCTAATTCACGACTGACTTTTGATCAGGCGTGGTCTTGGTTTCAAACAGGCCCACTCCAGCGATTAATGCCGGGGGGTGCGATTATCGTTATTATGACTCGTTGGAGTTTAATTGATCTGACGGGTAAATTAATGGATTATCAAATTAAAAACCCTGAAGCAGACCCGTGGGAGATTGTAGAATTACCTGCAATATTGAATGAAAATCAAGATAATGAAAAATCATTATGGCCCGAACAATGGCCCCTTGATCAATTAAAAGCTAAAAAAGCTGCAATGGACCCGCGCTATTGGCAAGCGCAATATATGCAGCAGCCGACAAGTGATGCGGCAGCAGTTATTCAACGTAATATGTGGAAAGTGTGGGAGCACGAAGATCCACCGCGTTGTGAATATATTATTCAGTCGTGGGATACGGCGCATGAAACTAAAAACTCTTCAGACTACACCGCATGTACGACGTGGGGTATTTGGTATAACGATGAAGATGGCGGTGCGCCTAATATTATATTAGTGGACGCATTTAAAGCGCGGATGAACTTTCCGCAGTTAAAAGAACGTGCGTTGGAGATGTATAGAGAGTACGAGCCTGATGCGGTAGTGATTGAAAAGAAAGCAGCAGGTGCGCCCCTCATACAAGAAATGCGGCGCGTGGGTGTGCCGATACAGGAGTTCAGCCCCTCAAGGGGTAACGATAAACACGTCCGTGTTAATTCTGTTGCTGACATCTTTGCAAGCGGTAAAGTATGGGCACCAGATACTCGCTGGGCCAGAGAAGTCATTGAAGAGGTTGCAGCTTTCCCTGTCGGAGAGCATGATGACTACGTGGATACAATGACACAGGCGCTGCTGCGGTTCAGGCAGGGCGGGTTTATTTCATTGCCCAGTGATGAGCCAGATGACGTTAGATACTTTAGAGGCTTCCGTGGGCAGAAACGCGGCTATTACTTAGGATAAATCATGGCTATTGATCCTGAAAAATACAAACATCTAACATCCGACAATAAATCGTTGAAGGTTGATTTTCGTCCTTTGAACTTTGATAAGTTGCTTGCTGCAAAAGCGGTTAGAGTGACCAACCAGGGCGATCAATCAGGTGGTTTTAGCAAAGACCCTGCAATAGGATTTTCTTTGGTGTCTGGGTACAACGATGCGATTGGTGATGGTGGCGGAACTGCGCAATGGCCTGACAACCCAAAGTTTTACAATGTGGTAAAGGAAATGATGACTGCGCGGCCTAACGATATAGGCGCCCATAAATACTTACAGATTATTCAATCTGCTAAAGACATGGGTTTAAAAGATGAAGATATATTTTTACCCATTCAGAATAAAATCCCTATGCCTGTAGATTACAGGTTTGGGGGCCAAACATCGTTAATTTAGGATAAATCATGGCTATTGATAAAGCGCTGTATGGCATGCCTGAAGGGATTGAAGCTCTTGGCATGGAAGAAGCTCCCATCGAGATTGAGATTGAAAATCCTGAAGATGTAACCGTTGGTATTGGCGGTGTTGAGATTGATTTAATGCCGGAAGAAGATGAAAACGAAGAAAGTTTTGACGCTAATTTAGCGGAGCACATGGAAGAAGCTGACTTGCAGAAAGTTGCGTCAGACATTATGGGCATGATCGATGCTGATATTAATAGCCGTAAAGATTGGGTTGATACATATATTAAAGGTTTAGATGTTCTTGGCTTGCGCTATGACGAAGTGACTGAGCCTTGGGATGGCGCTTGCGGTGTGTTCTCCACACTATTAACTGAGGCTGCGATTCGCTTCCAGAGCGAGTCCATCATGGAGACATTCCCTGCTGCGGGGCCAGTAAAGACAAATATTATTGGTGCTTGGAACCCTGGAGTCGAAGAAGCTGCTAAGCGGGTGCAGGCTGATATGAACTATCAGCTTACAGATAAGATGCCTGAGTATCGCTCAGAGCACGAGCGGGCGTTGTGGGGTGTGGCGCTAGCCGGTTCGTCATTTAAGAAAGTCTACTACGACCCGTCACTTGAGCGGCAGGTGTCATTTTATGTGCCTGCTGAAGATGTCATTCTGCCGTACGGTGTGACAAACATCCGGCGTACAGACCGGCTTACGCATGTGATGCGTAAGACTAAAAATGACATCAAAAGACTGCAAGTTAGTGGTTTTTACCGAGACATAGATCTTGGAGAGCCTAGCGCTACGCAGACTGACATTGAGAAAGCTAAAGCGCAGAAAGAAGGCATTGAGCAGACTAAAGACGAGCGTTATCAGATCTGCGAGGTTCACATTGAGTATGACTTGCCGGGTTATGAGGAAGAGCTGCCCGTACCCTACGTCATCACTATCGACAAGGGGACTAATAAAGTCTTAGCAATACGTCGCAATTACCGCGAAGATGATAAGCAGAAACGTGCGCGTCAGCACTTTACGCACTACATGTACATCCCCGGCTTTGGGGCGTATGGCTTCGGGTTGATTCATATTATTGGTGGCTACGCCACGGCAGGAACCATGCTGATTCGTCAGTTGGTCGATGCAGGTTCATTATCTAACCTCCCCGGTGGGTTGAAGTCCAGAGGACTGCGGATTAAAGGTGACGATACGCCTATTGCTCCGGGTGAATGGCGGGATGTGGATGTCCCCGGTGGTGCGATTCGAGACAATATCTTACCGCTGCCTTACAAAGAGCCAAGTCAAACACTTCTTGCGCTGCTGAACCAGATCACTGAAGAAGCACGGCGACTTAGTGGTATGGCTGATATGAAGATCAGCGATATGAGCGCCAACGCGCCTGTTGGTACAACCCTCGCGTTGCTCGAAAGACAACTAAAAACAATGGGTGCTGTGCAGGCTCGCATCCATGCAGCGATGAAAGAAGAGTTCAAGCTGCTTAAAGAGATTATCAGGGATTACACAAGCCCCGACTACAGCTACGTACCACAGGACGGCACCCCACAGGTCAAGCAAGAAGACT